GCTCTGGCTGCTTCAACTTCATCTTTTGGTACGTTTCCCCCCTCAATTGTTGTATAACACCACCTTTTCCACTCTTCCGTAGGATCTTCTTTGCAATAACACCATAAATCATAAAACCAACTAGCAGTTCCATCAGGTGTACTGATAAATAACGCCCAGCCTTGCTTATCAGCTAACGCAGGTCTTATAACTTCAAACCATACTTCAGCTCCCATAAATGCAGCCTCGTCTAAAACAACACCTGATAAACTTCGGCCCCTCAATGCCATTGCGTTTTCAGTTCCCTTTAACTCAATACTTGATCCATTAACAAGATCAAGTCTCAAATCTGTCTCATTTTTGCTCTGTATCCATACTTTCGGCACTAACTTCTTTAACGCTTTCCATGCAATATCTTTTGCCATTCGATATGTCGGAGCACAATAAAAAAATGTTTCGCCTGGGCTATTGATCGCTCCACGAAGAAGTTCGATACAGCTTAAATATGATTTGCCAAATCTTCGACCTGCTACTAATACTCGAAAGCGTTTTTCACTATTAAATACTTCGCCTTGCGCCCATCTTAAATTTATTTCTGGTGCGGTTTTTACAGCCATACGTTGTTAGTTTTAAAGGATTTTGATAGATACCCCCCTATTCTTACTCCAAAACGCTTGTAAAAGGTTATTATCCTATTAATACCGTTATTTTGAGTTGCGTCCGTGACCGATTC